TAGGCTTAGTAGGTGAAGCAGGTGAGGTAGCAGAGAAGATCAAGAAGATGCTGCGTGACTCCAACAAGGTCTCAGCAGATGAGATTGTAAAGGAGTTAGGTGACGTTGTGTTCTATGCTACAGCCCTAGCTAATTACTTTAACAGTGACCTCACAGAGGTGCTACAAGTTAATATGGATAAACTAAATAGCCGTGCTAAGCGTGGCGTTATTAAAGGATCAGGTGACAACCGATGAGCAATCAACTACCAACAGACTACCAAGCATTCATTCACAAGTCACGCTATGCTAAATACTTTGACGGTGAAGGCCGTGAGTCATGGAGCAGTACAGTAGGGCGTTACATGGACAACGTAGTGCGTCGTGTGACAGGCGATAACTCTTACATTGATGACATTGAACAGGCTATTCTAGGCCAAGAGATCATGCCCTCTATGCGAGCTATGATGACAGCAGGCCCAGCGCTTGATCGTGACAACACTGCAGGCTACAACTGTAGCTACTTACCCGTAGATGACCCTAAGTCCTTCGATGAGGCTATGTACATCCTCCTCTGCGGTACTGGTGTCGGGTTCTCCGTCGAGCGCCAGTTTATCAGCAAGCTCCCAGAAGTGCCTGAGTTGTTCGAGAGTGAGTCTATCGTTGTCGTTAAGGACAGTAAGGAAGGTTGGGCTAAGGGGTTCCGTCAAGTTCTTGCGCTCCTCTGGGCTGGTGAGATACCTAAGTGGGATGTCTCTCGTGTACGCCCTGCAGGTGCAAGGCTCAAGACGTTTGGCGGTAGAGCGTCAGGCCCAGCGCCTCTCGTAGAGTTGTTTAACTTTGCTGTGTCTACCTTCAAGGCAGCACAAGGGCGTAAGCTTAGCTCTATGGAATGTCACGACCTGATGTGCTTCATTGGTCAGATCGTTGTCGTAGGTGGTGTGCGCCGCTCAGCTATGATCTCATTGTCCAACCTGAGTGATGATCGTATGCGTCACGCTAAGTCAGGACAGTGGTGGGAAAATGCTGGACATCGTGCCTTAGCTAACAACAGTGTTTCGTACACTGAGAAGCCAGACATGGAAACATTCATGCGTGAGTGGTTGTCTCTGGTTGAGTCTAAGTCTGGTGAGCGTGGTATCTTCAATCGTGAAGCATCCAAGAAGCAGGCAGCTAAGTTTGGGCGGCGTGATCCTAACCATGAGTTTGGTACAAACCCTTGTTCTGAAATAATTTTACGTCCGTATCAATTTTGCAACTTAACGGAGTGTGTAGTACGTGCAACGGATAGCATTGAGGATCTTGAGCGTAAGGTTAAGCTTGCTACTATCTTGGGTACAATCCAGTCTACCATGATTAAGTTTCCCTACCTACGTAAGGTATGGCAGAAGAACACTGCAGAGGAACGCTTGCTTGGTGTGTCTATGACAGGCATTATGGACAACCCTCTAATGACAAACTCTAACAAAGGATTGGAGAAGACACTTGAGCATTTACGTTCTATCGCTGTTGCTACTAACGCTGAGTGGGCTGAGTTGCTTGGCATCCCTGCTTCTGCTAGTATCAGCTGCGTTAAACCTTCCGGTACGGTATCACAGCTGGTTGATTCTGCTTCTGGTATTCATGCTCGTCACAGCCCCTATTATATTCGGACTGTCCGTGGCGACAATAAAGATCCTCTAACACAGTTCATGATTGACCAAGGTATTCCTAATGAGCCTTGCGTTATGAAGCCTGACTCTACAGTGGTGTTTAGCTTCCCAGTGAAGTCACCTGAGCAGGCAGTGACACGTAACGACATGACAGCAGTAGAGCAGCTTGAGTTGTGGCTGACCTATCAAAGATCATGGTGTGAGCATAAGCCAAGTGTGACTATCTCAGTTCGTGATGCTGAGTGGATGGCTGTGGGTGCGTTTGTGTATGAACACTTCGATGAGATGTCAGGTGTATCATTCCTGCCTCACTCAGATCACACCTATCAGCAAGCACCCTATCAGGACTGCACTAAGGAAGAGTATGAAGAGATGCTTGCCAAGATGCCTAGCAGCATTAACTGGGAAGATCTTAACGACTACGAGAACGAGGATAACACAGTATCCATGCAGACTATGGCCTGCTCTGGTGACAGCTGTGAGATTGTGGATCTGGTATGAATTACGTAGTGGTAGGCACAGACAAGTGTGAGTATTGTACTAAGGCAAAGCACTTGTTGCGAGAACGAGGAGTAGGCTTCACGGCCTACTCACTTAACTCACAAAGTAGCAAGTGGCTCTTGACACTAATTAAACAAGCAGGTATGAAGAGCGTACCACAAGTATGGGATAACAACGGTGACTACGTAGGTGGTTACACAGAACTAAAGGAAAAACTAGGATGATTGAGTTTGTATTATACGTCTTTTTGGCTGTAGGTGTACTAGAGGCTACAGCTGATGTAGGAGCGGAGGCTTACGATACTGTAACTACTACGGTGCAAGAGGTCTTGGCTGACGAAGAGCACTCTACAGAGCAAGAGTACTAAGAGCAAAGGCTCAGCGTTACGGCGCTGGGCTTTACTTTAACGTAGGAGGCACCATGCAGTTAGATTTGTTTAAATCTCTTAGCAACAACCCTGAGGATACAGTAGTAACAACCAAGATATGTAATACGTGTAAAGAGAGTAAGTCATTAACGGAATATGGTAAAGCCTCTGGTTCAAAAACTCATACTCTTCCTGATTGTAGAGAGTGCAATAATCATAAAAGTACAACAAGGCTTCTTCTAAAGAAAAAACACCCTTATCCTGACGAGGGTTATTGTTGTCCTATATGTAGTAAAAATGCAGATGCTCTGAGATACAAAACACAGCCAGACAGAAAGGTGTGGTGTTTGGATCACGACCATATTACTGATAATTTCAGAGGGTACGTATGCTTTAGGTGTAACATTGCAGTAGGGCAAGTTAAGAATGATCCTAACATTGCTTATAGCTTATTTGAGTACTTGAAAGGCTGATTATGAACAACATTGAACCTTTAGCCAAGCCCACACGTACACGGCGCAAGACAACCTACAAGGGTGCAGCATCTAAGCCTACCTCTGGTATTTTACCTAAGACAGAGAACCAAGGCAAGCTCATTGATGCTATCGCTAACAGCAAGCAGGTGCTAATACTTGGCCCTGCTGGTACTGGTAAGACCTACGTTACAGCTACATGTGCAGCAGACTTGTACACACTTAAAGAGATAGACAAGATTGTTATCACACGTCCTCACGTAGCTGTGGGTAAAGACATTGGGTTCCTGCCAGGTACGCTTGAAGAGAAAGCACAACCGTGGGCACTGCCTGTGTTAGACGTACTGATTAAACACTTAGGGCGTGGCGCTGTTGATACGGGTGTAAAGAATGGTAACATCGAAGTAGCTACACTAGCGCTCATGCGTGGACGTAGCTTTGACAATGCGTTCATTATTGTAGATGAAGCACAGAACATAGACATACCAGAGATCAAGATGTTGTTGACACGTGTGGGTGAAGGCAGTACTATTGTACTCAATGGTGACATCCAGCAGTCTGACTTGAAGGGTACGTCTGGTCTAGCTAAGATCATACACCTAGCTAAGAAGCACATGCTAGATGTACCAGTAGTAGAGTTTGGCATAGATGACATTGTGCGTAGTGGCATCTGCGCTGAGTGGGTAAAGGTGTTTATGAAGGAAGGGTTGTGATGGCTAAGACCAAGGAAGAGATAGCTGCTCATAATAAAGCTTACTACGAAGCTAATAAGGAAGAAATACTAGTTAAACGTAAAGTTTACTATGAAGCTAATAAGGAGAAGGAACTAGTTAAACGTAAAGTTTACTATGAAGCTAACAAGGAATCTATTTCTGCTACTCAAAAAGCTTACCGTGAAGCTAATAGAGAAGAGATAGCTGTTAGGAGGAATATTTGGAGAGCAGCTAACATAGAGAAGAGTAGAGCAACAACGAGGCGATGGAGCGCAGCTAACAAGGAAAAAAGAGCTGCTAAACAAGCAAGACGAAGAGCCTTAAAGCTCAAACAAATACCTGTACACCTGCGTGAATGCCCTCACGAGAAGAAGCGCTTAGTAGAGATATACAAACTGCGTAACATACTAAGTAAAGCCACTGGCGTACAACATC